CTTCCTTTTGCGATTAAACACCCAGAGCCTACGGCTCAGGGGAAGCAACGCCACCCTAAATTAAAGTTTCAACATTCTTCGGGACATTCCCCAGCCCATTCTTGCAACAGCTCAAGACAAACCATTTCCTCAAGATGGCGGCTCATGGTGCCGTTCTTCATAAGGGGCAAGTCAGCACTTAAGGTGCGGGACATATATTCGAGAAGCGCCATCCAGCGCGAATTCGGCCCGCCAAATTTCACCCTTCGCGTCCAGAGTGCATTGTCAGGAATAAAGCCGAACCACTTTTCCGCAGTTTCCTCCATCACATGATGAGGTATCGTCAGGTTGAATTGCATATGATTTGGATCGCCTTCTAGCCAGTAATCCGTGCGAGGACAATCAACAACAAAACTCTCGCCTGCTCCAGTCGACGTTGGTTCATGTTCGAACATATGATTGACCTTGCCGCACAGGGTGTTCAGGAAGAGAATATTACCTGCATCAGGGTCGAATTTATCCAGATAAATTCCGGTTCCGTAGGAGAATCGTGATGCCATAACCCGTCCAGCTTTAGCCGACAGCATAGTGGACTTTGGGCTCGATAGTGGGTCCAAGGGCCGCACCCGATACGGCATGTATGTGGCACGGCAAAACTCTTGAACTTCGTCCCAGTCGGTTGACTGAGTGAGCCCCTCATGCCGAATCGGTTTCCCATTCGAGTCCAATAGTAAGGCGTTCTCCAACATGATATCCGCCTCCCGCGTCCTTCAGTTGTTTTATCACCATAGCATAAGGCACGAGCGTTTGAAAATACGACTGACGTCTAACAAGTTGTGCCGCCAATTTTCAGCCCATTGATCTACTCCCCAATGTTTGGACAGGCTTCCGAGTAGTTTAAGTTACTCTTTGCACCTGCAAATCGGGGCTGATTACAGCGAAGGCGCGGTTAAGATTTTGCCTAAATTCGCCCAGTCAAATGGCCGCTTCGGTGAAATCCGCTGCATCGCCGATAATTCGCCGTTGCGGGTGCGAGTGAATGCTGCCTCAGTAATAGCCGCACCTGCACAAGTCGGGTTTGCCCGCGTTACAGACCTTGGGACAAACTGTGGCGAATGGCCGGTAACATCGAAGGTCGATGGCAAGATGGCCAACCACCACTCTCAATCGGCCAAAGGTGCACAATTGTGCCCTTTTCGAATCGCGACAGACGGTGCTGTTGCATGTCATCATCTCAGGGCAGCGCATCCCTGCCGCTCTTTGAAATCGTAAACCTATGGAACGGGCTGGGCTTGCCGCCACGGTCGAGGCGTTTGGCTCTTCCTGCATGGCTATTGCCCGGCCCGTCTTTCACGTACACGCCCGCGCTTGCTCGCGCAGGACGGCATGATCGCTGAGCATTCGCACCACCATCGATGTTTCTGATAGCGGTTCGACTTCAATCGCAGCACTTGCCTGATCAGTGCGGTCATAGTCCACAATGGGCGAACAGACAGTCGATGCATCAGAACTGACCATCGCGCAGCCACTCAACCAGAGCATCGCGATCAGCGGGGCGGCGGCTGGCGGCGTCCAGCATCTGACGTTGGATTTCATGGCTCTTCTCCGATGTTGAAAGGCGTTCAATCAACCGCCCCGTGCGTTCTCCGGCGCGGCGGAGGTTCAGCAGGAACAAAGCGATGGTGAGAGCTGCCAGCACGAGGCCCAGCGTTTTACGCGCCGGGCCGCTTGCAAGGGGGCTGCCATGCTCCAAGCCATCACCGCTGGCCCCGCTTCCAGTCATCGATCCGGGCATGGATAGCGACGGCGATGCCGATCAGCGCCACGGCGATGAACACCCAGCGCAGGGTGTCGAGGTAGGGCACCAGAGGCAGGATAGCGGTTTGGGTTTCTGCCAAGACGTCTTGCGCCACCTCGACCCCGGCCGCGCCGACCGTGGCAATCCCGGCTGCCCCGCCGCCCTTCAGAGTGCGGCTGTCGGCCAAGACTTCGCGGGTAGGAGCCACTTCGATCACAAAGGGCGTAGCGCGGACGGGGAAGGGTTCGCCCCAGCTGCGCGCGGGCCCGAGGTCGATGTGCATGAAACCCGAGCGCGGATAAGTGCCGAAACCGAGAAAGCCCACCGCGCGGGCGGACTCGGCAAAGGTGGCCGGGTCGTGGTTCGACATGGCGATATCAAACGCCGTGCCTAGCATGTGCTTCGACGCCGGGGCACCGCCAACCGCGCGGTTGTGGCTGGGGCTGCGATAACCTGAACGGACGATCAGCGGTTTGCCGAGGCGGTTGCGCAGGGACTGCAGCTTGTCCATCGCTTCGGTGTTGATCTTGATCGCACCAGTGCCGCGGCAGGCGATCTCGGCCGGGGAAAAGCTGGGCCAGCGCCAGGCGCTTTCGGGGACGTCGCGGAAATGGGCGTAGGTCGTGGTCGGCATGATCAGTCTCCAGAAATGCAAAACCCGCCTCTGGGGCGGGTGGGGTGGTGGATTTAGTATTGGTTTAGCTGTCGTTCAGTCAGTTCGGCCGCGCTGGAAGGCCTCGAACATCAGATCGCGCATGGCACGAATGTCGGCCTCGATGCGCTCAAGGCGGTCGGCTTCGGTTTCGCGATCATCGGCACGCTGGCGGTCGACGCGCGTGCGCTCAGCCAGCAATTCGCGATCCAGCCGGGCAAGCATGGCGTCATTGGTGAACGCCTTGCGCGTCACCGAGGCCAGCAAGGCGATGATGCCGCCGATCAGGGCCGTGATGGCAGCCGTCAGGCCATGGTCGCGGAGCGCTTGGCCGACCTCCTGCAAAATCGTGGTGCGTTCGGTCATGGGGTGTCCTTCAGTAATCGGTTTCGAGGTAGAGCCCCGCGCAGTCGTAGGCGACGGCAGCGGCAGTGGCGCCGGTGTTGAGATAAAGGCGTGGCGAGAGGAATTGCGTGCTGGCGGGCAGATCGCTGGTGATTTCCCGCTCGAACACGGTGCCCGTGACTTCATTAACCGCCCTGACCCAGACGGATGTGGCGTTCGGGGCGGCGGCGATGAACAGGGTCAGTACGCCGCCGGTCGCGATGGCAAAGCTCGCCCCCATGTCGGTCAGGCTTGGCGCGCCGGTGCCATCATTGTTCACAACTTGCCAGTTGGCATGGGTGCCGCGCTGGAAGCCGATGCCGATAGCATTTATCACTGCCGCAAGGGTGAGGTTTGTGGCCAGCGCCGAAGTTGAGCCATGCAGCCCGAAGAAACCCATTCCGGTTGCCTGCAAGGTGGTCAGGGAGATCCGGGTGACCACCGTCCAGCCACCAAGGCCTGCCGCATTGCCGCGCCAGCAGGCCCAACCGGCGGAACGCTGTTCTGCGGCCGCATCGATCGTCGCCCCCGATGTCGCCCGCCAGCGGCGCATGCTCGCGGCAAGGTTGGTGGCGGCCAAGGTCGGTGTTGCGATTGTGCCAACCGATGTGATTGGTAGGCCTTCGGTGGTGATCGTTGTGCTGACCGATGGCGACCAGTTGGCGATGCGGTTCACGCCGAAATGCGGCTGCAATGGAAAGTCCCGCCCGGAGGGGCGCATGACATCGACCCAAGGCGCCCCGGCGCGGTTGCGGGCATAGACCGCGATCTTGTCGGCAGGCGGCGGCGATGGCGCGGTGTTCAACCCGGGCAGGATTGTAGGCTGCGGCAGTTCAACCTGCCCGTTGCTGCGGTCAACGACGATGGCGTCAAAGAACGCGGAGCCGTTCGGACTGACCTTGAAACTGAAATCATCGCTGCCCAAGAGCCCGATCAGCGCCCGCACAGAAAACCCCGTCTTGAACGCAAAGGCCGCATCGTTTGCAGGCGCGGCCTTATTGACCGTCGCCTCGATCCCGGCACCCGCGTTGTTGAACAGCATGGCCGGGGTGTTGACCGAGAGCCGGTTGAAACTGTCGGCCGTGGCTCCGCCGAGGCTCAGCAGCTGCGCTGTGAGGTTCGCTTGCGGCATCCCCACCTGCGTCACGGCATTGGCAAAAGTGACCGTCGGGGTGTTCACCACTGTGGACCCACCCGCGCCTGCGGTGGCCGAACCAATATTGATGACCGTGTTGGACCCAGACGCGCCGCCGGTGCCGAGATTCAGGGTTTTGGAGATGCCATTGGGCGTCGCTCCGGTCCCCATGCCATAGGTGGCGGTCGTCGCCGCCGTGCCAATGGTAGCTGCGGCCGCCGACACAGTAACGGTGCCCGAGGCTGATAGTGTTCCCGTGACGGAAACTGCGCCTGATGCGGTCAGCGTGCCCGAAAACGTCTTGTTGCCACTGAAGATTTGGGTACCCGCGAGGATCGCCAGCTCGCTGGATGTGTTGGGCAGGATGAAGCTGCGCGTGGTGCCGGTGCTGATGCTGGCGAGCGAGAATAGGGCCCGCTTCGTCGGATCGACGGCATTCACCAGACTGAAGATCGCGTCTGATACATCCTGTGGTACGCCGACCGGCTCCCAGGCGGACCCATCCCAAACGACGAAGGCTTGTTCTGCGGCGATCCAGGCCAGCCAGCCCGGGCGTGGGACCAGCCGCAACCAGACGCCATCGACCCAGAAGGCGACGTTCAAGTCCCAACCGGCCCAAAGACCGGTGGCACCAGAAGCCACGACATGCCGGTCGCCGTCCGCCGGGCTTGCAGGTGGCGTGGTGCGGCTGCGGTCGAGGACACTCAGCTGCACCATAGCGTCCAGCAGCCGAAGCGCCTCATTGTGGGTAACGTGCTTTTGCGCCTGCGATGCTAGGATATAGGGCAGCAGGAGATGGGTGGTGATGTCGGACATGATGGCCTTCAGAATGTGAGGGTGACGGATTTTGCCGCGCCCCGGCCGATCAGGGCGGAGAGCTGAAAGATGCGGATCGAGAGGGTTTGGCCGGGGCCGAGCAGTGCGCCCCAATCGGTGGTCTGCTGGGCGGCGGTGTAGAGGGCCGTGGTCGTGACAGTCGTCAAGGATCGCTTGACACCTGACCCGTCCAGAATGTCGATCTCATAGGCCTCGCTGTCCTCTGCCAAAGGAGCATCGCCCAAGCCCCAGCTATCGGCTGCAAGGGAGCGCGACCGACGCGTCCAGCGGATGGTCAGGTCGCCCGCGCTGCGCGCTGTTCGCCACGGCTGTTCGATATGGGCAACAGAAAACGGCCGCAGCCCAGCGCCTTCGGGCGTGAAGCTGGTCGCGACAAAGGTGTCATCGCTGACCGGGCGCTGCACCGGGCCGATGCGCCAGTTCCACGGCAGGCCCAGATCGGCCTCGGCGATGGGCAGCACTGCCAAGGCGGGATCAAGCACGACAACGCGCGCACCGGTCGGGACGACATCCACGACTGCGCCTTCCGTCCCACGCTGGCCGCGTAGCAGTCGCGTCAGGCGATAGCGTCCTGGTGCGATTAACTCAGCCGCACCTGCCTGTACGATCTCCCATTGCCCAGCGCCGGTTTCCACGGCCAGCGCGTTGGCACCGCCCAGCAGGGTGATATCGGTGACGCTCTCCAGCGTTCCCGAGAACAGATCGATGACCAGCGCGTTGCCAAGATCAAAACGTGATACAGGTCCGGAAAAGAAGTCTGCCGCCAACACACCTATGCGCGCGCGGCCGCCAAAAGTGGTCAGCAGCTCAAATCCATCCGTCACGGCGCTGCGGTAAACAGCAATTGCGCCGGGCCAAGGCCTGGTGTGGACAGCGGCAAAGGGGCGATGGGCAGGCTGATCTTCGCGCAGCTGCGGGAGGTCGAGCAGAACCACATCAGGCGTCCCGAATACTACGGGCGTCGACAATGATGCGGGGCGTGGATCGCCGGGCGGCAGATCGTAGACGGCACGGTCCTGGCGCACGGCATCGATGCTGCGTAGGTCCGAGTCCGCGATGGAAACCAGCCGCAGCTCCGTCAGGCGGCCATCATGATCGAGCAGGATCACGTCGCAGGGATCCAGCGCCAGCTTTGAGGGTGGCAGGCGGAACACCGCAGTTTCCCGACCGATCCATGCCTCCATCAGCGCGCGACGACAGCGGCGTTCAGCTTCCTCCGGCGGCACTGCCATCGGGAAGGCCTCGGAGGCGATCCTCGTGGTATCGACGGTGATGCGTCGGGCTTCGACCTGGGCTGCGTCATAATCCTCATCAGCCCGCGCGACCTGCCATTTCAGGGCCTGAGGCAGTTCGGTTTCCTGCGCGCGGGTGAGTTCCATGACGTCGCCTTGCGATGATGACGCGGCCACCATGCTGTCGGGCGTGATGTTCAGACCGGCAATCCGACCGCGCATGAGGAAGCGGACCCGACCTTCGCTTTCCACGGCATCGAAGCCAAAGTGTCGTGCCAGCGTCGAGATCGAGGCGCGCGGTGCTTCCAAGGCTGAGATGACGTAGCCCTCGACAGCGCCCCAGAGGCGTGAGACGTCGATCTGGTCTTCCGGCATTCCGGCGCGCAGGCACAGGTGTCGCACTAGCGCGGCCAGCGACACCGCGCCCAGCCGTCCGGTCAGCCAATGACCCAGCCGCCAATTCGGGCCGTCGGTCCAGACGTCCGTCAAGCCAGGAAAGAACGGATAGGGCCGCGCATCCCAAGTCCAGGCTGCGCATTCTGGCAGATGAACCATCCGCGTGCTGGTCACCGCCGAGACCGGGTTGTTGGCCGGATTGCCCCAGTGGAGATAGGTCGCTTCGAGATAGGCGCGCTGGATCGCATCATCCCGCCAGCCCCGCGAAAAGTGCGGCGTGAAACTCTCGGACGACTTCGGATCGAAGAACACGTTCGGCTGATTGGTGCCGCGATCAATTGCCGGGCAGCCCAGCTCGGTGAACCAGATCGGCTTTGACTGCGGCACCCATGCCGTGGGCGTGCTGCTTTCCACACCCCCCGGCCGGTTGAAATGCGGCTCGGACCACCAGGCGCGGAGGTCCTTGAAGCGGTAGACCCACGGTTTCGCGGCGGCACCATCGGTGATCGGCGTGCGGACCTGCGCCGCCCGGTCGGCCAAGCTGGCATAGAACCAGTCAAACCCCTCACCTCCAGTGATGTTGTATTGCAGATAATCCCGGTCATAGATCGCCGGAGCTAGGGCGGCATCCGCATGATCGAACCCGTCGCGCCAATCCGAGAGCGGCATGTAGTTGTCGATGCCGATAAAATCGATGTTGGCGTCGGACCAGAGCGGATCTAGGTGGAAGAACACATCCCCACTGCCGTCGCCCGGCTGGTGACCAAAATACTCCGACCAGTCAGCTGCATAGCTGATTTTGGTACCCGGCCCGAGGATCGACCGCACGACGGCAGCCAGATCGCGGTAAGCTTGCACTGCCGGGTAGGTCGCAAGTCCGCTGCGGATCGTCGTCAGGCCCGGCATCTCTGTGCCGATCAGGAACGCATCGACGCCTCCCGCCGCAGCGCAAAGATGGGCGTAGTGCAGAACCATGCGGCGCAGACCCCAATCGCCAGCGGGGCCGGTCCAACTGACGCTCTCCCCTGAGACGCCGAAACTGCCAGGCGTCGCAGCACCAAACAGGGCCGATACCTGCGCGGCCGCGGCTGGAGTTTTATTGACGGTCCCGGCAAAGCCTGCCGCCGGGGAACATGTGATCCGGCCGCGCCACGGGAATGCGGGCTGACCCATTGCTAAGGCGTTGGCACTGTAGGGGTTGGGCTTGGCATTGCCGGACGGCACATCCATCAGGATGAACGGATAGAAGGTCACACGCAGACCGCGTGCCTTTATCTCTCTGATCGCCTGCACCACCGCAAAATCCGCCGGGGTGCCGCCATAGACCGGGCGGCCCTCGGCATCGCGGCTGATAAGAGCCGCACTGGCCCTGCTGACGCCGTTCACGACCCAAGACGAGGGTGTCGTCATCTTCACTGCCAGCTCGACGCCGGGGCGCAGCTTGCAGCTGCCTGCACGCAGATCATCGCCGAACCACGCCACGACGAGGCTGACGCTTTCCACGGCCGGTGCCATGGATTGCAGCCGATCCAGCGCCACGACGATATCGGCAGTGTCGGAGATCGCATTCAGGTTCTCGGCAACCGTCGCACCACCCGCGCCAAAGGGCCGCTTGACCAGAGTTGTTGCGTAGCTGAACTCGCCCGAAGCCGGGATCAGCGTGACGGCTTTGACCAGACCTTCAGCCGTGTCGGGGTCGGCCAGCGGTCGGAACACCTCGAAGCTGATCTGAGGCAGGCGGTTGCCGAAACCGCTGAGGTTCAGCTCCTCAAACACGACATAGGCCGTGCCGCGATAGGCGGGGGTGTTGGCCGCGCCCATCTTGGCGGAGATAAACGGATCGGGGGTTTGCGTCTCATTGCCGGGATACCAGCGCCAGGTGACGCCGGTCATATCCATTGGTTTGCCGTCGGCCCAAATCCGGCCGATGCCGGTGATCTCGCCCTCACAAAGCGCCACAGCGAAGCTGGCGTAGTAAAGATACTCGGTCGTCGTGACCTTAGCGCCGCCCCCGCCACCCTTGCCGCCGCCTTGGGTCGTGGTCTTGATCGCTTCGCGGAAATCCGTGGCCCAGATAATATTGCCGCCGATGCGCATCCGGCCAAACAGGCGTGGGATCACGGCGCCTTCGGTCGCAGACGTGATGCGCAACCCGTCCAGTCGCGCGCCCTCGATGCGTTGGGCGGGCGCGAGGGACGACCCGATCCAATTGTCGACCATGGATCCCACGGTCGAGCCAATGAAACCACCAATGCTGAACGCGCTGACACCAAGCAGGGTGCCGCCGATGGAGCCACCGATCGTGGCGCCAACCGCGCCGAGTACAAGCGATGCCATGTCAGGACTTTCAGATATTGCCGGAGGGCGGGAACAGGAAGGCGAAGGCAATGCGCCGCCGCCAGACAGGGGTCAGGACTTCCTCGACGACGCCCAGCCGCTCGTAGGAATGGATAAAGCGGTCAGGCGCGGTCACGATGCCGACGTGCTTGGCGATGGCGCGGGGCCTCATGCGGTACAGGATCAGCGCGCCGGGACCGGCCTCGGAGGGAATAACCTCGATCATCATCCGTCGTGCCCCGTCCGCCAGCACCTCGTGGGGGCCGGTCTCGCCCCAATCTCGGCTGTAGGGCGGGATCGGGAACGGTTCGTTCCCGAACACCTCGCGCCAGACGCCACGCGCAAGTCCGAGGCAATCACAGCCCACCCCGCGCAGGCTGGCTTGATCGTGATAGGGTGTGCCGAGCCATAAGCGCGCGGTAGTGATGACGAGGTTAGGATCGGCGGCGGCAATCAAAGCACGCCGCCTTCATGGCTGCCGTCCTGGCTGGCATAGCGCAGCACGGTATCTTGGCCGGGTATGTTAGGAAAACCCCGGAAGTTGGCCGTGTTGGCGAACTTCGCGCCACACGTCACGATCCGCTTGTCGCAACCAGCCCGCGCAGTGAAGCTGTCGCCCTCGGCTATGGCACGCACCGGCCCTTCCAGCAGGGTAAGTGTCGCGATAGCATCGGCCAATCCATGGGCCAGCACTTCGGTGATGCGCCCGGTATTGGCGCCGCTGGTCCATGTCAGGGTTCCGGATGTGAACCAGCCCGCCTCGAACGCCGACAGCCCCGAGGCCAGGAACGCCCGGTCACGCAACAGGTCGGTGATCACGCCCGCACCCTCGTAGATAGCGTTATCCAAATCGATCCCACAGCGCACATCGCCCAGCGCAGCATCGCACCCCGCCTGAAACGTCCGCCCAACGGTCTGGCCTAACACATGCGCCAGTGACCGCACTTCCGCGACGAAAGCCATCCGCCCGCGCCGGATTTGCCCGACCGCCCCGCGCCGCAATAGAACCCGCTGGCTGGTGTCGGCCCAGTTCACCCTCCACAGCTCCACCGCCGCATTGTCCCAGCGCCCGTCGAGAATGTCGGTTTCGGTGATCCTGTCCGAGGTCAGCACTCCGCTCGCATCCTGCGCATCGACGGCCAGATCGGAGCCCGAGCGGATTTCTGAGGCGGCAAACCCGCTTTCGGGCTCAAACTCAGTGCCATCGAAACTGAGGGCGCAGTCATGATCGGTGAAACCCAGCGCCATGCCATCCGTCCGCGAAATCCGCCAGCACCATGACAACGTAGTGGTGCCATCGTCCAGATGGGCCTGCAGCGCTGGAGAGAGGAATTTCATGATTGGCGTCCATTCTATAGTTGAAATGTAAAGCTCTTGTCTTTACATATTGAATTTCGTCATCACAGGAGTGCAGGCCATGGTCGCAGCGACCCCCAATCAGGATCCCCAGCGCCGGTCGCTGATCAATTTGCGCGTCACCCCGCGTGACCGTGATCTGATCGACCGCGCGGCGGCCGCTCTTGGCAAGAACCGCTCGGAGTTCATGATGGAGGCCAGTCGGCAGGCCGCCGAGGATGCGTTGTTGGATCGCACAGCGTTTCGGCTGGACGCTGATCAGTTTGGAGCCTTCATGGCCCAGCTGGACGCACCGCCTGCGCCGAACGAACGCCTGCGCAAGCTGCTGGCCACACCCGCCCCATGGGACAAGTAACACCGGGTAAAGGGCCACTGACAGCACCCGAACCGCTTAACGACACCCATCAGGTCGAAGTTTTCGCGTCCGGCGCAGAGACGCTCGATGCTTGGCTGAACCGTAAGGCGCAGGCCAATCAGGCGTCGGGCGCATCGCGGACCTTTGTGCTTTGCCGGGGCGCGCGGGTGGTCGGCTTTTATGCCTTGGCGGCGGGATCGGTGAGCCATGATCTGGTGCCGCGTAAGCTGAAGCAGAATATGCCCGATCCGATCCCGGTGATCGTACTTGGACGTCTGGCGATTGATGCGTCTGAACAGGGCAACGGTCTTGGCCGCGCAATGCTGCGCGACGCGGTGCTGCGGATCAGCGCGGCAGCCCATGAGGTTGGCATTGCGGCCATCCTTGTCCACGCCCTGAATGACCGGGCCAAGGCATTCTATCTCGATGCTGGATTTACCGAGACGGCCGCTGAGCCGATGACATTGTTCGCCCGCATCAAGGACGTGAAAGCGATGCTGGGCGAGGCATAGCACCTCATCTGCGGATCTCCAGCAGCGGAATGGACGTGATTGAGCCTAGCCGCTCGATATCGAGCGTGACATCAAGCGTGTCGGTGTCGAAGCGAACGGGCACATCGAACTCGAAGCCTGCAGAGATTGCGACGCCCGCACCGGGTGCAGTGTTGAACGTGACGCTGCCGGTCATGATGTCGACGCTCCAACCAGTCATCTGCTCGACCCCGTTCAAAGCAACGCGGACTGTGCCCGCGACAGGTTTGGCAATCGCGCGGGTCCAGCTTTGGGTACCGGAGGTATAGCGTTTAAGCAGGGCGAAGGTAGTGACGGCACCATTGCCGGTGCCAATGGGCTGGTCTGTGGGGGCCATCGCCTGCGACGGCAGGCAGGATTTGTAATCCGCCCAATCCTTGTAGCGGAAACCATGCAGGCGAGCGTTCCGTGCCTCGAAGAAGGCAACGACCGCTGCCAGATCATCGGCCCGGCGAACACCGTAGGCCACGTCGTACCGGCGGCGGGAGTTGGCCCAACTGGCGTTGCGTTCTTCGTCGCCCGAGGCCAGTTCGACAATCTGGGTGCGTCGCTCCGGCCCGCCGCGCGCACCCCGGCTGATGTTGTCGGGAAACCGAACCTCATGGAACGCCATCACATGCCCCTCCGACCGAGAGAAACGGCGCGGGCGATATCAGCCGCAACTTGTGTGCGGGATTGCCGGAAGCTTTCGGCGTCGCGCGACATGATCGTGACGTTGACGGTGGGCGCTGCACCTTGGCCCTGACCATAGCCAGCAGCTTGCCTGCGCGACAGAACCCGCTCGCCGCGTTGCAAGATTGCGGGCACCTCGTCAGGCTTCAAACCGGCCCAGCCTCCGGAGTGCATACGCGGGGCACCGGCGAAAGCCATGGTAGGGACCATCCGGCTGCTACCCGCCATGCCAACTGTGCCGCCTGAATGCAGGATGTTCGCAAACAGTCCGCCCGCGCCGCCAAACGCGCCCGACAAGGCATCGGCGATAGGGCCGAGGATGAAGCGCCGCGCGGCCAATTTGGCCAGATCAGCAATCATCGAAGTGACGAGGCCGCTGAAGTCCAGCTTGCCGGTTTTTACGAAGTCGCCCACGGCATTCTCGGCGCTCTGGAACGCCCCGACCAGCGTCTGGCCGATATCGCCACCGATGTCGCGGGCCTTGGTGGCATAGTCAGCAAGAGCAGCCGTAACCGCGCCCCAGCCAGTGGCAGCTTGGTCCGCACCCTCGGCGGCGGCTGTCCCGGCTGCGCGCGCGGCAGCACCAGCGCCACCCGCAGCGGCGGCTGTGCCATCCAGTTCGAGACCAAGCGCATCCGCCGAGGTGGCAGCATCAGCAAGGGCTGTTTCCGCCTCGGTTCCAGCGCTGGTCATCGCGTCGCGCAGCGCCTGCCAGCTTGTCAAAGGACGGTTGGCAGCATCCGCCAGCATGCCTGCCGCCTCGCGGTAGCCGTCGGCCCGGGCGCTGGCATCGTCGGCCGCCGCGCCAAGTCCCAGATCAGGCGTATCGACGTAAGTTCGCCCCAGTGCCGCCGAGAACGCATCGGCTGCGGCAGCACCGGCTGCTTCGGCCGCCCCCGCGAAAGGGTTATCGATCCCGCCAAGTGCCACCGGGTCCAAGGTCCCGATCTGCACGCCGCCTTCACGCGTTGCCCATTCAGGGAGCAGGTCCAGCGCTGCGTTCAGCGTCGTAATGAAGCCATTGATCCGGGTGACAACGCCGTTCAGCATCGACTCCACACCGCTGATCAGCCCGTTTGCAGCCTGAAACGCGAAGTCGCTAATGGCACCGGGGAGCCTCCCCCAGATCGCCTTCATCGCATCGAATGCGCCCTGAAACACCGCCACCGAGCGATCGCCAAAGCTGAACACGCCGGTGATGGCACCGTCCAGCGCCGTCAGCGCGGTGGCTTTCATCCCCTCCCAGCCCGCCGCCATCCGCGCCAGGGCGGTATCCACCGCGAGACCAATCCGGCCCCACACCTCGGAGGCAAGGTCGGAGAGCAAACCCATGGCGTTACCAAAGCCACCGGCACCGGCCATAAGTCGTGTGAACTGATAGACCAACTCGCCCGCGCCGACGATCAGCGCGCCGATGCCTGTCCGGATCAGCGCGCCGCGTAGGAAGACGAGGGCTGTGGCGAGCCCGCGTACCGAGAGCGCGGCTACAGCCATTCCGGCGACCCAGCGACCTGCCATCATGGCGGCAAAGGTCGCGGCGTAGGTGGTGAGGCGTCCGATGTTGTCGAACAGCGCCGTGATCGCGATGCCGACCGGGCCGGTCGTGCGCGCAACGCTGGCCAGCGCATTTGCGACCGCTTCCAGGGCTGGGGCCGCCGCGACCGCCAGCTGGTTCGACACACCGCGCCAGATCAACCCAAGCCGGGAGATCGCGTCATTGGTCCGCTCGATCTGATCGGCGTCCTGCTCGGAGACAACCACGCCGAAGGCAAGGACATCCTCTGTCGCCTGCCGCAGCGTCGCCGTGTCGATCCGGCTCATAGCAATAGAGCCTTCCTCGCCAAAAAGCTGCCCCGCAACGGCGGCACGTGCGGCAGCGGGAACGAAATCTTCAATGGCCGCGTTGATCGCACCAACGCGCTGATCCAGAGGAAGGGCGATCAGGTCGGCGGCCGACAAGCCCAACCGGTCAAGTGCATCGGCGGCTGGCCCGGTCCCGGCCGCCGCCTGGCTCAGCCGCCGCGTCAGATCCTTCGTGGCCTGCTCGATCCCGGACATGGAGACACCGGCCAGTTCACCCGCGCGCTCCAGCGTCTGGATCGAAGCCACTGTCGTACCGAGCGACTGCGCCAGTTTGGCCTGCGCATCCACCGTTTGCAGGCCGGAACCGACCATTGCAGCACCCGCTGCGGCCAGTGCCGCGATGGCCGCAGCCGCAGCAAGGGTCGCACGACCGGCAAATGCAGCGACGCGCGCGTTCGCGAGGTCCATCTCACGCGACAGTCGCCCGAACCCCCGCGCGCCTGCCTCACCCACACCCTCCAGCTCGGCGCGCACTTGTCGGCCGCCCTCGGCGACGAGGCGGACGGAGACGCGTTTTTCAGCCATCACGGCTTCCTTCCATCTGTTCGTTTACTTTGCGCACCATCACAGCCTCGATCTCGGGCAGCAGTTCGGCGGCGATCAGGGTGTCGATGCCCAGCGCCTGTGCGAGGGCCAAGGCCGCGCCCATGTCCCAGCCGAGCACAGCGCCGGGGATCACCCGCAGCTGCCCGCCAAGGCGACCGACCAGATCCCAGACCTGCCAGCCGTCCTGTGTTTGCGGCCGGTTCAGCCTTGCCGGGCAGTCCGGGCAGCGCCCTTCGCACGCCGCGCAATACCTGTCGCCCCCGCCGAAGGACCAATCGGCAAGGGCGCGGAGACGTTTTTTTCTGCGTCCAGGATCAGCCCGCGCGCGACGTATTGGGTCTGGAACGCCTCAAAGACCGGCCAGATCTCCAGAAGGGCGTCGATACCATCGGGTGTGACCGGCAGCAGATTGCCAGCGTCATCACCGATACCCTCCCAATCAAGCACAGCGCGGCGGGCGACGGATTTCGCCATTGCAAGCGCCAGTTCCTCGGTCGTGGCGGTATCCGGCATGGCCTCGATGGCGGGATCGGCGCGGGCCGACACCATCAGCGCGGTGGTGAGCGGGGAGACGAGCAGGCGCAGGCCTGGAGCGAGGTCCAGCCATTCAGGGGTGGCGGTCAGGTTCAATCGAATCATGATCAGTATCCTGTAAGAGTGTTGATAAGGACGGCGGTGCACATGTGGGCGGGACTGGTAGCTTTCGCCGCCTGCCAGTCAAAGCTGGCCTGCACGCCTTGAGGCCCGGCGATCTCGATGCGCGGGCGCGGCAGATAGACGGCGTGGGCAGTGAAAGTGAAACTGGCGTTGGCTCCGAGGCTGTAATTGAACTCCAGCTCGCAGGGGCTGCCGTCGATGGCTTGCGTCACCAGCGTGGTGTCAGAAAACCGCACCTCGATCCGACCGGTGAGTGCGGCCATGGTCGGGTCCGCCCCATCAATGCGCCCATCACCCCGGATGGTTTCGATGCGGTCGAGGTTGTTGGAATAGGTGATCTCGGCGGAGACCACGTTGCCCAGCGCCGTGCCATTGCGTTTGACCGTACCGTTGAAATGGCCGAAGCGTTGCAGAGCCAACGCGGTGGGTGTGCCAGCGGCAGTCGTGGCAGCGATGGTTTCGCCTTGGGCGATAAGACGGGCCGTCGCTTTCAGCAGGCCAGAGCGCTGCATCTGCCAGGACAGTTGATCCAGCACACAGCCGGAATACATCGCAAAGCGAGGCACCTCGGGCATCGCTGTCTCGATCGACATACTCGGCAGCGTCCAGTTGCCTGACTGAAACGTGTGGGTCTTGGGCGTCGTGCCAGACGTGGTGGGCTGTCCGAACGCGGCCTTCAGCCAGAAGCCGAAGGCCTCAACATCGATGGGGATCACGACCTCGCCGTCGGCGGTCACCGCGTCCTTGATAGGGGCGAGCGGATCGCGGCCATAGCCCAGCAGTTCGGATTCCAGCAGCGGCTGTTCCGCCCCGAGCGTCGCCCGGGCGAAGGGCATCAGCCGGAACCCACTCACCGGCGGGGTGCCATAAACCGTCTCAAAGCCAAGCGCCATCTGCGCCCGGGCGCCTTGCGCTCGTGCCATATCGTTCTCCTAATTGTCGGGGTTTCAGGCCAGCGGGCCTGTGGTGGTGTAGTGCAAAACGACGGTGATCACCGCGGCTTTCAGGGTGACTGCGCCCTCAACCGGCAGATCAACCGAAGCTGGGGCTTCCGCCTCGATCCAGTCGCAGAGGCCGCCGAGGGTGCGGTCGGCTTCAAGCGCGGTGCCGATGGCGGCGATCAGGTTGTCGAAGGTACTGGCCCTGCCATTCGGGGCTTGGACGACAACCTCCAACTCTGCCCGGTGCTCATAGTGATAGCGCAGCGGCGACAGCGTGACCTCCGGCTCACCGGGTTGGCCGTCGCGCAGGATGATCAGCCCCGCAGGCGGGATGCGTTCGGGGAGAACCTCGTCACGCAAGGTGAGGGCGGCAAGCGGCTGCAGCCGCGCGTGCAGGGCTGCGAGGATGGTTTCGCGGGTGGTGGGCATGGGGTAATATTGTCCATCCATATCAAGGTAAGCAGATCGCCATGTCCCGAATCAAACTCTCGATGCCACTCCCGCCTGAGCTAACGGATTGGCTGGGCGATGTGTTTCCGGCCTGGCTTCAACTGCCGCAAGAAGCCTTTTACAAAATGATCCCGTTCAACGCGGCTGAATCCCCAATCCAAATTCAATATTCAGAACACGCCGCAGAAATTGGCCGATCCCATGTTTTTGCAAATCTGAATGTGTTCCTGACCCTTATTTCTGAGGGGTGGGTTTGTGTGGATCCTGATTCCACCCTGACCTCTGATAGCCTTGAACTGCTTTTACAGGCGACGCATTGGCCGAATTATGACTATGAGCTGATCAAGGGAGTTTCACGGCCTCTCCACGAAGGTATCATCGGCCCCTTGGACTTCTTGAAAGCACTCGCCTTCGAATGCGACCTGATCCAGATTGAAGAGGGTCGCATCGACATTTGTGACAACGGGCTTCGCATCCTTATGAACCAGACCGATGTTGCCCTTGTGCGGCGTGTATTCGAGGCGATTTTTTCCAAAGTGAATCCACGCACCCTAACAAAACTGGCGCATCCTTGGGTGCAAGAACAGAGTGGCGTTATGCTCTGGGCGCTGTCGATCACGGCAGACAAGCCTCGCAGTGCAAAAGAACTGACCAGGTATTGTTTTGTTCCCCCAAAGCAGTTTTTCGATCACCGACTGAGCACGCTCGACATTTACATGCGTTCCGTTTTTCTGGCCCCGCTTACTTGGCTTGGTTTGCTGGAAACGCAAACCGTCGAAGCAAGCGATGCGAATGTTCAGGGTTTGTTGTACAAGAAAACAGCCCTGTTCGATCAGTTCATCCAGTTTAATTTTGAACGTTTGCAGCCAGTGGAACGCGCAAACTAAATTCATGTTCTCAAGCGTTCATAAATAATCTGGCGGCAGTCAGAGCCTTTGACTGCCCCAATTCGCCACAATCAACCTCGGCACGCCGTCCACTGCACGCTCTGCGTCCCGCGCCAGGTCGAGCCGCTTGCGCAGCTTGACCTGCGGCACCAGCAGGAAGATTGGTACGGTCGCCAACCCGCGCCCGGTCTTGGATCTGCTCGCCACCGCGCGGCCTTTCGAATTCAGCCGCCCCTCGGCCACCAGCAGGCTCGGCCCACGGCGCCGATAGATGAACCGCAAGCGCAATCCGGTGCGGCGTTCCCATTCGCCCGGCGTTATGCGACCGCCTTTGCTGCTCTTCCCTGCAGCGGGCGTCGGGATAGCCAGCCAAAACCCGTCCTTGGACCGTATCAGCGGGCCGGTGTCATGCGCGCCGATGATGACCGGGGCGTTCGACCAGACCAGCGCTGCCGCGTTCAGGCTGTCGCCGGATTTGGGGAAACTGGCGAGGCGGATGGAGTTGCCCAGTCGGGTGCCAAGCCCCGCGCCGGTGATTTGGCCGCGCCAGGCAGATTTCAGGGAGGTGCCCGCCTCGCGCATGGCGGCGGATACTGCCTTTTCGCCAGCCGCGATTTCGGCCTGCATCAGGGCGGCGATGTCCGGATCGAACGCGATCCTGAGCCTCATGTTGGCCTCAGGTCCAGCGACCAGATCAGGCGTTCGCGGTCGCGCACTGGCTCACCCTGTATGGTGAAGCTGTCGGTCCCGATCACGATCAGATCGCCGGGGCGGGGATCGGGCAGGTCTGCGACGCGGACGTCCACCATCATGGTATCGCTGACAAACCGCCCAGCGCCGAATTCGGTGATCCGGTCAGGGGCGCGGCGGATGACGCGGATTGGTCGTTCCTCTGAGGTGTTGGCGGAAATCCAGACAGCGGCCGCCGCCATGGACGGGTTGGCATAGATCCGGTCCATGGCGGCGGCGAAGGCGTTCATCGGAGGTGCCCGTCAGTTCGAGGTATGAATGCGGATCGCGATGCGCGGCCGCTTGTTCACTGGCAGGATCGAGGCCTCGGTCATCAGGTCGATCCAGCGCCCCTTTTCGTCGAGGTGCTGGCGGGCATAGAGTGGCAGGCCCATGGTGTTGGCCGCCTCCAGCAGGTTGGCCGGGCCGCCATAGGTGGTAAAGGTGTCCATGGTCCCCAGCGGGAAGGCGATGCCCTCGCTGGCGGGGACCAAGCGTTCGGTCGCTTTGGTGGAAAGCGTGACGGTGCCCGAGTATTCTTCAAACACGATGCCCGCGAAGGGGAAGTTCCGGCGCACATCCTGACGGAGGGGCTGAGCACCGGTGGCCGCGTAGAACTTGTAGGCCTCTTCCGTTTTCGGATGCGCTATCAGCTTGTCGAAGAACTCGCGGCTGACGAGGGCATGCACATCCGACATGCTTTCGCCCAGCAGGTTGTCCTCCATCGACCGCAAGACCTCGCGTACCTTGCCCTGCACGTTGGTGCCAGCCGTGCCCAAGACAAAATCCACCGAAATTTGTGCGAGACCAAACTCGGTGAAGTAGTTATAGAGCGTAGTGCCCGCACCGTCCTTCACGATGCCGCGCAGGGCATTCATCTCCATGTATTCGCGGGTCTGGGCATGCTTGCGCCGCATCAACTGCAGCTTGCGGTTCATCACCTCGACCAGAGGGTCGGCCCCATCGAAGACGCCCAGCGCGGGTTGGCCTTGAATGTCGCCGGGCAGAATGACGTCATCATGCGGGATCCACGGCAGGGCGAAGCTGCGCATCGACCGCCCCTCGCGGGTGCCGACTGTGGCCGGGCCGCCGAGCGGGACCGAGGGCAGCAGGTTCAGCACACCCTCGTATTGCTCGATGATCACAGACCGCTGGCTGACGCCCTCGAAACGGAACAGGCCGATCTGGCCAAGGCGGGTGTAAAGGTTGGGCAGGATATTGATGGCCTGCGTCATCTCGGCCAGCGAATAGCCGCCAGCGTCAAAGGGATTGCGGACAAGGGTCATAGGATGCTCCGGGGGATGAAGGGGATGTGAGGTCAGACGCCGTCGCGGGCGATAATGCCGACAGCGGCAAGCTGGCCGAGTTTGGTGGTGATCTTCGCGCCGTCATCGACGGTGGCGTCGTAGACCAGACCTGCGCGCGACACGATTGAAGGACCACGCGCGACCACGATGCCTGTGGCATCCGCCAGAGTGGCATCAACGGCATAAAGCAGCACGGCGCTGGCGATCTGGGCGCCATCAGTGCCACCGCTGGTCGCCAGCTTATATTTGCCATTGACCGTGATGCGCCCGAGGACCGAGCCGACCGGATAGGGCATGCCGATCAACAGGGTGATGACTTCGCGGGTGTAGTTTGGGTTGACCTCATATTTGAGGACATCGCCCATGCTGGGCTTTTCCGTCAGGACGGGCATTGGTCAGTCTCCATGTTTTGGGGTGGGGGAAACGAGCGCTAGGTCAGCGCTTGGCGTCAGTCGCAGCCTTCTTCGCTGCGGCAATGATCGGGCTGTCTTTTGCCGCGGCTGCGGCTGGGGCGGTCGCGATGATGCCTGCCGCATCGCTCCGGGCGGCAAGATCGGCCAGAATCCGGGCCCGCAGGGCGTCAGGTTTGAGGCCCTTGGTGACGGCATCAGCGGCGTCGATGGTCACGCCGAGCCGGGCTGCCTGCGCGCAAACCTGCGCCACCTCGGCCGCCTCGGCGCGAATGGCGTCGGCGGTCATTGTCGAGGGCGCTGCATTTGCAGCAGCCGGAGCTTCTGGAACAGCCTCGACTGGCGGTGTTGCAATGGGTGCCGTCGTGTCGGTGGAAATTTCAGGAGTGGTGGTCATCTGTGGGCCCTTTCTGCTTGGGGAAGTTGTGCCGCGAGGCGCGGCGGCGAAGGCGTGGAAAGCGGTGACAGGATCGGCGAGATCGTCGGCCAGACCGTCAGTGATGGCATCCGCACCGCGGAACACGGCAGCTTCGGTGGCCAGTGCGGCCGCTTGGCTGAGACGATCTCCGCGACCGGCGGCGACGGTTTCCGCGAAGAGAAAGCGGACAACCTCCAATTCGCGCTGCATCTGGTTGTGCACCGCTTCGGGCAGGGGCTTATACGGGTTCGCGTCGATCTTGTGCGTGCCAGCATGGATCAGCGTGACGGCGATCCCTTTCTGATCCAGAGCGCCGCTCATATCCGTGTGCAACGCCACGACACCAATGCTACCGACAGCGCCGGTGCGGGGCAGAATGATCCGGTCGGCCTGAGAGGCCAGGACGTAACCAGCGGACAGGGCATGTTCGGCCACAAACGCCTGCACTGGCTTCTGCACCCGCGCTGCCCGGATGCGATCCGCCAGATCAAAAGCCCCAGCGACTTCGCCGCCGAAACTGTCGATGTCCAGCGCGATGCCCCGCACGCCGGGATCGGCGACGGCCGCCTGAAGCTGGGCCGCGATCCCCTCGTAGGAGGTCAGGCCAGAAGATTGCCCGATCCATGCACCCCGGTGCACAAGTGTACCCGCGATTTCGATCACGGCAATGCCATCCACCACCGCGTAGGGCTGGCTTCCATTTCGCTGATGGCGCTGCGCAAGGTCATTGCCGAACAGAGACGCCCGGGTGGGGATGGCGGCCGCTGCCTGATCCAAAGCGTCGACCTCCAGCCCTTGGAAGGTGATCTCCTGCCCGGCGATGCGCGGCCCAAGCCCGGACAAAAATGCCAGCGCCTTGGCCGGGTCCACCATCAAGGGCGTGTTGAAGGCGCGCTGGGCGACTTGCGCGTGGTGCATCATGCGCCCTCCTTGGGGTCGGGTTTTTCATCGCCAGTGTCGTCGGCCTCGCCGTCATCTTCGGCGTTGGGATCCTCATCCGTCTTGCCGCCTTCGCCTGGCCCCTGCGCCGGGGATCCCGGCCGCCGGAAGTCGAGGCCCAGCGCCAATTCGCGTTTGCGCTCTGCAGCGATTTCCCGATCCACCTGCTCGGCGTCGTATCCCCGCTCCGCCAACGCTTGGGTGCGCGATTTTAGACCCGCTTCGATCTGCAGGATTTCGGCCGAGGCGTCCTTCATCGGGTCGATCCAGTCCCATTTGGTCGGGAGCCAGGCGCAGGTCTGGTATTGGCGCCGCTGGCTCTCATAGCCCGGCAGGTCCAGCGCGCCCGACAGGACTGCGGTGTCCATCCAGCGCACCCAGACCGCCCGGCAAAGCTGATAGACCAGCACGCCATGCTGCCAGGCCGATATGCGGCGCCGAAATTCGATCAGGCTGATCCGCGTGTTGGAGAAGTTGCCCTTGGCGGTGTCGCCGGTCAGGTAGCCATAGGGCACGCCCAGCGCCGCCGCGATCTGCAGCAGGGTGCGATACTGGAATGGCTCGTAGGTGCCGCCCGAGTCTGGCGTGGCTGGGGTCGACACATCCTCGCCCGGATCGAGCCGCACCACTTGCCCGGGTTCGACCTCGAGATCTTCCTCGGTCGGTTCCAGCGGCGTTTCCGGGGCAGGCGAAGTGATGAACATCGCGAACATCGCCGCGATTTTCTTCCGCTCCAGCTCGGCATCGTCATAGAGGTCGAGGGTGAACAGCTTGACGATGGCGGCTGCAAAGCGCGACACGCCGCGCAGCTGGCCCGCTTCGACCGGGTCCAGCACGTGGATCACATCTGCGGCGGGCACCCGTATCGTTTCCCCAAGCAGCCCCGGGTCGGTCAGATCGCCCGGGTGGCGGCGCAGGAAGTGATAGGCCACGCGGCGGCCGATGCCGTCAAACTCGATGCCTTGGCGGATCAGCCCTGCGCCCGGTAGGGTCCGGTTCATGTCTAGAGGCAGCATTTCGGCGGGCAGCATCTGCAATTGGAGGGGAACGGTCAGACCGTCCTCCGCGCGGCGGGGCCGGATCCGGATGAAGACCTCACCAGATAGGAACACCTCGCGCGCCGCCCGGCGCTGCAGCCCGTAGAAGTCCGTCAGACCTTCGGCATCCGCATCATCCGTCCAAGCGAGCCACAGCGCCTGCAGCTCTTCTTTCTTTTCGGCATCGGCAATGGTGGACGAAGGCTTGATCCCATCGCCGACCACGTTGCTGGCGAAGCTTTCCACGGCATATGCGGCATAACCGTTGTTCCGGACCAGCCAGCGGGCGCGGGCGGTGATCGTGTCGCCGGAAGCCGCGATCAGCGTGTTCACATGGGCGCGGCTGGCCCGGAAACCCCGAAGCCGCCGGTGGGCCTGCGCTGCGTCAAACCCGCCGATGATCGAGCCAATGCGCTGGCGAAAGGCCTCGAACGCCATGGATCACAGACCCTTTGAGGCGACGGTGCCCCAGCGCCGACGGCGAGGAGCGCCGGTGGTAGCGGTGGCAATGCGGCTTTCCAGATCACTGATCGCATTCGCCAGTTCCGCATCTGAGCCATAGTTGATCGACTTGCCATCGTAACTGACTGTCAACGGCAGAGTAAAAGTGAGCCAAAAGGCAGCGCAAAATGTTGCCACTTTGGGGTTGGGATAATCAGCGTATAGACGAGCGCCAGCATCCGGGCGGCCGCGCTTGTCATATAGCTGGCGGTT